GTGAAAACAGAACAAACGGTATCCGTATGGGGCTTTTCGAACCAAAATCCCCATACGAAACCCCATACATGATCCCGCTTTGCTCAGTCATCTTGCGATCAAGACGATTGAACGATTGTTGCGCTTCGATCAATTATTTTGAAATTTCCTGTTGACGCCAGGAATCGCCTTGTGAGACAATATTCCTATGTCGGGTTAGCCGAGTAGGAAGTCCTTGCGTTTCGTTCAATCAATCAAGGCAATGTTTGGAGGCCCAGCCGAAGTAAAATCGGCTGGGCTTTCAGACTCTATGATCTACGAAATATTCGGCACTGCCCCGAACACCATTTCCGGCCAGTCGATCAATCCCGCGTCTGCGCTTCGCGTTCCTGCCGTCCGGCTCGCCGTTACATTGATCGCCGAGAAAGTCGGCGCTCTTCCTTTCAAGGCTTACGAGCAGAACGGCGACGAAAAGACTGTCGCGCGAGATCACCCCGCTTACAGGCTGATTCACGATTGGGCCAATGAGGATCAAAGCGCCGAAGAGTTCCGCGCTCTCCTGACCGCCGACGCGCTCTTGCACGACAACGGCTTTGCATTCGTCAACGCGGTGGACGGTCGCCCCGTCGAGTTGAACCGCCTCGATCCTGAGCGTGTCACGATCCAGACCGACGACCGCACCGGCAGGCCGATCTACATTTACCAGCCCGACAAGGGCGCTCGCCGTATCTACACCGCCGACGAAATCCTCCGCATCCGTTGCCCTGGCGGTTGCTCGCCGATCAAGCATGGTCGCGAGACGATCGCCCTATGCCTTGTGCTGGAGCAGCACGCCGCCAAGCTCTTCGGCGCTGGCGCTCGACCTTCCGGCTTGCTGATGACTGAGAAGTCCCTGGGCGATGAAGCCAAGGGCAAGATCGGCAATGCCTGGACTACGAAGTTCGGCCCAGGCGGACCCGGCGGCACGGCGATCCTTGACGAGAACATGAAGTTTGCGCCGCTGACCCTGAACAGCACCGACGCGCAATTTCTGGAGATGCGTCGGTTTCAGATTCAGGAGATCGCGCGGCTCTTTGGCGTCCCGGTCACGCTCCTGGGCGATCTTTCCAACGGCATCAAATCCAATGTCGAGCAACAGGCTTTGGCCTTCCTGACCGACACCCTGAGCCCGTGGCTATACTCCTGGTCGCGGGCTTATGAGCGGGCGCTTTTTCCGACAGAAGAGCGCCCGCTCTACCGCGTCGAGGCTGTCGTGGACGGCCTCATGGCAGCGGATACCGCCGCGAAGTTTACGGCGATCCGTGAAGGCCGCTCCTCTGGCGTCATAACCGCAAACGACGCCCGCCGGCTCTTGAACCTGCCGGCGCTGCCAGACGGCGACCGCCTGGAAAACCCCTACGTGCAGTCCGGCAAATCTCTAAGCGTTGGAAAATCTGAGGACGATTCCGAATGAGCGCGCACGTCGAGTTCCTGGGCGACGGCGACAAGGCTTTCAAGCTGACGCCGGACCTCATGGAAGAGCTTGAACGCAAGACCGGCATCGGCATGGGCGCTCTTTGCCGCCGTGTGATCGCCAACGAATGCACCCTGGCGGAACAGCATGAAGTGATCCGCCTCGCGCTTATCGGCGGCGGCACCGATCCAAAAGAGGCGGCGGCGCTCATTGCGACTTACGTCCGGCCCCGCCTGCCAATCGAGAACTGGAATCTCGCCGGCTCGATCATGGCGCTCGCCTACTACGGCGACGATGGAAAGGAATCCGCATGACCGATCGCCTGATCTACGAATGCAAATTCTCTGTCGGCGACGAGGGCGAGATTGAGGGGAAGGCCTGGGATTTCAGCAGCGCCGACCGGATCGGCGACATGATCGACGCCAAGGCCTTTGAAGGCCTGTCGCTGCCGATCCCCATGCTCTTCGGTCATGACCAGAACGATCCGGTTGGCAGTTGGACCAACGCCGAAATCCGCGATGGCGGCTTGCACCTGAAGGGTAAGCTCCTGGTCGAAGAAGTGACCCGCGCCCGCGAAGTCCGCGCCCTGGTCAAGTCTGGAGCCGTTCGCGGCCTGTCGATCGGATTCATCACAAAGAAGGCAGTGCCCAGGAAGGGCGGTCGCCAGATCCATTCACTCGAATTGCTGGAGGCATCGCTTGTCGCGATCCCCATGCACCCGGCGGCGCGCGTCACCAGCGCAAAGTCGGCAGTCAAGGCGCTCGCGATTGCCGACGCCATCAACCGCGCAGCCGCGCATTTCTCGAAAGGAAAATTGGAGAATGAAACACGTCAACCCTGAGGCGCTGACCGGCGCTTTTGTGGAGAAGGGCGGCATTGACGCCCTTGTCCAGAAGAGCGCCGAAGAGGACGCCGACCAGATCGTCACCAAGGCGCTCGCCGATCTTCAGCAGTCCGTCGATGACCGCCTGAAGGAAGTCGAGAACAAGTCCGCCGACACCGCCAAGATCACGGCCCGCCTCGACAAGATGGAGGCCGCGCTCAACCGTCCGGCGATCCATACCAAGGACGCCGACGACGCCGACCTCGAAAAGAAGGCGTTTATCGAGTTCGCCCGCCGTGGCGTCGAGCGCATGGACCAGAAGGCCGCTGCGGTTCTGACCGTCGCCAATGACGCCAGCGCCGGCTATCTCGCCCCGGAATCCTTCGGCGCTGAGGTGCTGAAGAAAATCGTCGAGTGGTCGCCGGTCCGCAACTACGCGAAGGCGATGACGATTTCGTCTGAGTCCGTGAAGCTGCCCCGCAAGCTGACCGGCACGGCGGCGACCTGGACCGCCGAGAACACGGCGGCGACCCAGTCCGACATGACTTTCGAACAGGCGACGTTCACGCCGTTCGAGCTCAAAACCTACGTGGACGTGTCGAACCAGCTTCTGGAGGACAACGCTTACAATCTGGAGGGCTTGCTCTCTGAAGATTTCGGCGAGGCCTTCGGCAAGGCTGAGGCCACGGCTTTCGTTTCCGGCGACGGCGACGGCAAGCCCGTTGGTCTCCTGGAGGCCGCTGGCATCGCCGAGATCAAGACCGGCAACGCCGCCACGCTCGGCACCGATCCGGCAGCGACGATCATCAGCATGTTCCACAAGGTTCCGGCTGTCGTCGCCCAGGCTGGCGTGTGGATGATGAACCGCACGACCCTGGGCAACCTTCGCACCCTGAAGGACGGCACCGGGCGCTTTATCATGCTCGATCCGATCACGGCTGGCGCGCCTGTCACGCTCCTGGGCCGCCCGATCGTGGAAATGGTCGATATGCCTGACGTGGCCGCCGACGCATATCCGATCATGTTCGGCGACCTGTCCGGCTATCGGATTGTCGATCGTATCGGCCTGTCGGTTCTTCGCGATCCGTATTCCCAGGCGACGAACGGCCTTGTCCGCTTCCACATCCGCAAGCGCGTCGGCGGCGACGTTTCCCACGCCGACCGCTTCCTGAAGCTCAAAGTCGCGGCCTAACCCCACGGCACCAGGACGGCGCAACCCCGCGCCGTCCTTTCCCTGATTCACGAAAAGGATTCTGAGAAATGGCTGAGGCCGATCTTTCCCTTGTCGCCGACGCGAAAGTGTCGATCGGCGGCGTATTCACTGGCGATGCTACCAGCACCGCCGCTTTCACTGCCCTGACCTGGGTTCCCGTCGCCGGCCTGTCCGACATGGGCGAGTTCGGCGACGAGGCCGAAGTCGTCAAGTTCAAGGTTATCGACGGCGGTCGCGTCCGTAAGAAGGTCGGCACCAAGGACGCCGGCACTTTCGAGATCACGGTCGGTCGCGATCCGCTCGACGTGGGCCAGCAGGCCATGCGCGCCGCTGTCGGTTCCAAGGACGCCTACGCCGTCAAGGTGGAGCTTAACGACGCCCCAGCCGCTGCCGGCTCGACGGCGACGATCTTCTATCTGAAGGCCTACGTCGCCAGCGCCCGCAACGTCATGGGCGATGCTGACACCGTGGTTACGACCAAGTTCACCCTGGAGATCGACGCGGCTCCGCTCGAAGTTCCTGCCGTGGATGGTGGCGCGTAAGCCATGCACCTCGCCGCCGACATAACCCTCACCATTGACGGCGCGAGCGTCCGCTTGCGCCCGTCGCTTGGTGCTGCGATCCGCCTGGAGGCCCGCCACGGCTTCCCGGCGATCGTCAACGGTATTGTCGGCGGCCACACTCTCATTCTGAAAGACGTGATCCGCGAAGCCGGCGACTATCCCGCCGATGTTCTCGACGCGCTCGATCGTATCGATGAGATCGGGATTCAGAAGCTCGCCGCCCTGACGCTG